GGCTTGTTCGTTGAGTGCGATTGTGTAAACTGCGATCTTCATTGGTCCCCCGACCTTGTGTATTAGTCTAATTCAATCCAAGAAAGTGTGTCTTCGTCCCACTTGTAGGGACCGCCCTCTGTTGGCATCGCGGTTGGGGCTTCCCAAAGGTACGTTTCTGCGTTCTTTGTCCAAGAAGCAAATGGTTGTGGCGCTGCGAAACCTATTCCATCAAATGTGTAACCAATCCCAGCATAGTTCTTGTGGATTGGAAACTTGCCACCTGAGTGTACGCCACCGAAAGTGTTATAAGAGGTTTGCACCCATTCACCACCAAGGTTTTGCTCGCACCAATCAGGACCATCAGCCACAATTACTTGCGTAACGATTCCTTCTTCAACTTTTGCGTAGTGACCCATTAGTTTTTCTCCTTTTCGCCATAAAGAACGGCGCTGTTTAATAACTTAACTTCTCGCTTTGTGACTATCCCGCCTTTTTCGTCAAGTTGTGCTCTAGCATCTTTTTCGTCGTCTGCGATTATGTGCACCAACATTGTAACTTCATAGCTAAAACACTGTGTTGTTTTGGTTTCTTTGATCTTTGTAACGTTGTCTTTCATGTTGCCCCCTTGTTAGATTGGATACCTGATTATTACTATGCCTGAACCACCAGAAACATTTGGCGATGTGAAAGTACCACACGAACCGCCTGCGCCACCACCAGTATTTGGTGCGCCACGTTGTGCACTAGTTAAATTGGTTGCTCCATTGCCTCCACCACCAGCACCACCAATAGCGCCAACAGTATTGGCATTTTCAAAACCGCCTGCACCGCCGCCAGCATAATAAGTAGAAGAACCACTAATAGAAGAGAGATAGCCGATGCCACCGTTTCCACCAACACTGTTTGTGCAGTTTTGACCAAGACCACCTGCTCCACCACCGCCCGAACCACCATAGGCACCAACGTCTGAGGGAGAAGCGGAACCACCAGTAAAACCATAGCCAGTTAATCCGCTTACATTTCCTTGCGTGGCGGCTGTATTTGGTCGGTTAGAACCATTGTTTACATACCCACCAGCACCGCCACCTGAACCACCGTTTAGGCCAGTTACGCCATTGCGCGAACCAACTCCGCCACCGTTAGCAACAATAGTAGTAATGTCTGAACCCGCAATACTTGAATCAATACCACGAGTGTAATTGTCAGTATTTGTAGCAGTTGAACCTGTACCACCTGCGCCTACAACTACGGTGTAAGTTCTTGCTGTAAAAGTTTTTGAACCATCAAGAAGGCCACCGCCACCTGATCCACCAGAAGCACCAGAAGCAGCATTACAACCGCCACCACCGGCAACGCATAATACTTCTGAAGCAACTGTCTGATTAGGAATAAATGAACCTGACAATCTAAATGTGTGAATCCAATAAACACCGTCGGTTGAAATATCACCACCAGTTGCCTTTGGACTTCCAATATTGTTTGTATAAAAAATGCCTGATTGAGTAAATGTATGGATTGTATTTCCGCCATATGTAGTTACACTTCCCCCATAAGCTTTTTGGGTTGTACCTGCATAACGCACCACAACAACACCTGAACCACCATTACCGCCGCCATTAGAATCAGCAGCCCCACCACCACCACCACCGGTATTTGTGCCACCAGGATTGCCAGAAGCTTCTCCACCATTACCACCACCACCACTACCGCCAGTTCCACCAGAACCGCCAGAACGCCAACCGCCACCACCGCCACCTGCATAAGTTGCAGATGGGCCTGAAATAAGTGTTGCAACTCCGTTACCGCCACTGCCTCCTGTGCTTCCTGCGCCATTGGTACCTGTTCCACCAGCACCACCGCCGCCAGCGCCAGGGAATGGACTGCCCGAAGGTGAACCATTACCGCCACCAAAACCTTGATTGGGAGTTCCGCTACCACCACTGCTCTGATAAGCACCGCCGCCACCAGAACCGCCTGATACTGCATTTACAGTTCCAGCAATAGCTGAAGCACCGCCACCTATTGATGTAATTGTAGTGATACCAACTCCACTAATTGATGAGTTAGTGCCACTTGTAGGGAATGAACCAGTAACTGCGCTACCACCAGCACCAACTGTAACAATATAAGAAGAAGCATTAGCCAAATTAACAGCTGTTTCTACTGTTCCTGGAGTTCCACCACTTGCAGTAACGGTTGAACGCAAACCACCAGCACCACCGCCGCCTGAACCACCGCCTTGTGTAGCATAAGAACCAGCGCCGCCGCCAGCTACAACTAAGTAGTCAACATTTAAGACTCTAGGATAGTTTTGACTAGCAATAATCCCGATAATAGGCATGTTATGCAATATCTCCTACGATAGTAAATGTGTTTGAAGCTGTACAAATCACAGTACAAGCTGAATATTGTGCCCTTGTTTTAGGAGCAGATGCAGTTGCACCAGTTGATGTAATCGTAACACCTGCGCCTTGCGCAAAAGTAATCTGGCCAGCGGCGATTTGTTGAACGTGGATTTGGTCATTGGCAGCAAACACTGAAGGTGGAACTGTAACGGTAGCGGCCGCATTAACTGTGACCAGTTCATTAAGATCTCCGATTGCAAGAGTGTAGTTGCCTGTTTGTGGGCTGAAACCAACCAAAAGGCCAGGGCCTGTGGCACCAGTTGGGCCTGTTGCGCCAGTTGGACCGGTAGGACCGGTAACCGTGGATGCGGAACCAGTTGGACCGGTAGGACCGGTTGGACCTGTTACTGTTGAAGCTGCGCCAGTTGGACCTGTTGCACCTTCCGCACCAGTCGGACCGGTAACAGTGGAAGCTGCGCCAGTTGGACCGGTAGGACCGGTTGGACCTGTTGCTCCAGCTGCATAGGCATATGCAAGTGAATTCCAGGCAGTAGTGCCATCACCCATCTTAAACTTAGCGGTATCTGTTTCAAGACCAAGTTCACCCTGAGCAAGTGTTGGATTATTTGCTGTCCAGTTTGCTGCCGTGTCTCGGCGGTTTTGGAGTCTTGCTGTCATAGTGGCTTCTTTCTCTCTTTGTTAGAAGGTTGTAGTTGATCCACCGGCGTCGATGGTGTACGTCCAACTATTTGCATTTGATAATCCCGAATTATAAATAACATCTCCTGTAATTCCAGAAGCATTTGCCCCACCGCTTATGTAATTTACAATTGGATCTGTCGCACCTGTTGGACCTGTTGATCCGGTTGGTCCTGTTGAGCCAGTTGGTCCAGTAACCGTTGATGCTGCGCCAGTTGCTCCGGTCGGTCCTGTCGGACCTTCTATTCCTTGTGGACCGGTCGGACCGGTGACTCCTTGAATTCCTTGAATGCCCTGAGGACCGGTGGGACCAGTCACGCCTTCAATTCCTTGAGGTCCTGTTGGTCCAGTTACTCCTTGGACACCTTGGTTTCCCTGCGGACCTGTTGGCCCAGTTGATCCTTGGATTCCTTGGGGACCAGTTGGTCCAGTTGAACCAACTTCTCCTTGAATTCCCTGAGCACCTGTCGGTCCAGTTTGTCCTTGCGGACCTGTCGGACCTGTTACGCCTTGAATTCCTTGCACACCTTGGATTCCTTGAATGCCTTGTGCACCTGTAGGTCCAGTATCTCCAGTTAAACCAGTTGAACCAGTAGGACCAGTTGCACCGATTGCTCCAGTTGGACCTGTTGATCCTTGAATTCCTGTTGCACCAGTTGGACCTGTTGCTCCTGTTGCGCCTTGAATACCTACTGCGCCAGCAAGATTTATTTCCCAAGAAGCATATGTGCCTGATCCTGTTTTGCTTTTAAGATCAACCACAAGACTTCCAGTTGCTGGATTATACGAAACAACTTCACCATGCATATGATTATTTATATCGTACGCAATAATTACACTTTGAGCTGTTGAGTAATCAAGATAAAGATCAACTGTAGTAAGAGTTATTTGACCGTTTGGAGCAATAGTTAAAGAAGTTGTAGATGTAGTGTGATAGCGATCGCCATCTGTTCCAGCAGATCCAGTTGGTCCTGTAGGTCCAGAAACACCTTGCGGACCTGTTGGTCCTGATGCTCCTGTTGGACCTGTCACAGTCGAGGCTGCTCCAGTTGGTCCTGTAGATCCTGTAGGACCTAATGGACCAGTTGGTCCTTCAATTCCTTGAATACCTTGAACGCCTTGAATTCCTTGAGGGCCAGTAGATCCTGTCGGACCTGTTACTGTAGATGCCGCTCCTGTAGAGCCAGTTGGACCAGTAAAACCTTGAATACCTTGCGGACCAGTTGGTCCAGTAACTCCCTGAATACCTTGTGCACCGGTCGGTCCCGTTGGTCCAGTTTCACCCTGTATTCCTTGAGGTCCTGTCGGACCGGTTTCGCCCTGAACGCCTTGAGCTCCTGTAGGGCCTGTCGGTCCTGTAACTCCTTGCGGTCCAGTAGGACCGGTTACACCTTGAGGTCCAGTTGGCCCTGTAACGCCTTGGATTCCTTGCGCTCCTGTAGGACCGGTAACACCTTGAATGCCTTGAGAACCTGTAGGTCCAGTAGATCCTGTTGGACCTGTTGCACCGATAGAACCTGTAGGACCAGTAGGTCCTTGTGCGCCTTGAGGACCTGGTGCTGTAATTTCAACTGTGTTATTAGTTTCGTTTACGGTGACTTTATTGGCTGCCATTATCGTGTCACCTGCTCTGCAACTGTTAATTGACCTTGGATAAGACGAGAAATGTTAGAACCTGAAGTTAATTCTAAATCATAAACATAAAAACCTGAATCAAGCAGACCTGTTTGAGTAGCTGTTGCTGTGATTGTAATAGTACCAGTAGCACCAACAATAGTAATACCACCGTTTGCTGTAGTTAAAGTAAGGTCAGCAGTAGTAGAATTATAGTTCTGACGTAGTTGCATGGCCGCGGTATAGCCAGTTAAATTGACAGGTGCGTCGTTAGAATCAGTGTAAACTAGTACAACTGACCATATAGAACCTTGATCAATGGTTGTATTGTAAATACCAGCGGTCATCAATTAGCCTTTTCTGTAGCCCAAATAAGAAATCCGCCTACCGTTATAAGGGCAAGAGGAACTGAGAACATGCCAACCCCAATGGCGACAAGAATTACTCCTGCCAATTCTGTTAATAAAGCAAAATCAAGTTTTTTCATGATGCTCCTCATACTTGTATTGAGAAATATTTTGCAACTGGTTCTTTAGGTGCAGGAGGTTGTGTTGCTCGGTCATAACCAAAAATGGAAGCAACAGCAGCATCTACTTTTCTTCTAGATGAAGCCTTAGCAACCATGACTCCACGTGAAGATTGTTTTGTCACGCAGTTAGCCACATGTCGTGCAAGACGTTCATCGCCATCATGTGTAAATGACTGATTGACTACAGCTTCATAGAACTTTTGTGTAGCAGGAACCATACGTTCTGCTGAGTTTGGATACGAAACGCACGGTAAACCATCTTCATCTAGTACCATAAAGGTTCTATTCCATCGTGCAGGATCGAAAACAATCTCTTTTACGTTAAATCTACCGTCTCTGCAAGTGTCAATAATAGTCTTTTCGACCTCTGCAACAGGCACATGCCACGCTTGATCCGCATCAAGTGGTCTTTCCCATAGTCCTACAACCATTAAATGTGGTTTTTCAGAACCTACAAGCCACGCAATTAGTGCTGTAGAGTCGTTAGAAAAGGCTCCATCGAATGCGAGAATGACGTCTTCACCTTGCATTGGCACTCTGTCCTTGTCAACCAATGCGTCCCAGCTTCCGGTAGGGAGCCAAGCAGTAGCTGTTGAAACAAAGCAGTTAGTTCGCTTAGTTCGAAATTCTGCTTCTGGTGTTCTAAGCACCGAAGACTCAAAATCTTCAGAGTCGACAATGTCGTTAAAACCTGGGTTTGATTCTTCCCACATAAATCGTTCTCTATGATCTGCCTCAACATTCTTTGGTTCCCACCAAGCAAAGAAGAATGACGGATCCTCTAATTCTTTTTTAACTAGCTGCTGTCCGTACTGGTAAAGTGAATAGCACAAAGAATCTTGGCCATCGGTCTGAGTTTTTACACCAGCCGTAGTAATACCGAACAACAAAGAATCAGATCTTGCGCCTCCGGCAAGAGACATTACATCCCAAAGTTCACGATTTGGCTGCGCATGAACTTCATCGAAGATCACAAGAGGTGACGGATTGAGACCTTCTTTTGTGTAAGCCTCTGCCGAGAGGACTTTATAGACAGAACCTGTATCTTTATATTCAATTGCATCGCGGTAAAGAGTAAACATTTTAGACAGTTCTTCGTCTAATTCAACCATTCGCTTAGCAGTACCAAACACAATTCGTGCTTGATCTCTATCTGCTGCGCATGAATAGATCTCAGAACCTTGTCCACCTAGTGTTAAACCTGCTAGACCAACAGAAGCACCAAGAGCAGACTTACCATTTTTACGTGCCATGCCAATTAAAGCAATGCGGTGCTTAAATCTACCGTTTTCTTTTCTTGCTAAAGCATGGTTGAGAAGGTTCTCTTGCCAATTGCGAAAACGAATTAACTCTCCTGCTTGTCCGCCTAATGAATCTTTAGTAACGCGACATACTGTTTCAGCAAACTGTTTATAGACAGGACCATCGCCTCTTAATTGATCTTCTTCAGAAACAGGTGTAAGCCACTTAGGAGGCCAAGAATTACTTGGCTCGTTTGGTTGCAATGAGTTGTTCGAGAGCTGTGACACGCTTGACCTCCGCTACGCCTAATTGCGAGCGAGATGTAGGTGTAAATCCCAACGAGGCAAGAGCCTCATGAAATGATTTACTTAGTGCAACCACAAGCCGCCCGTCTTGTGAGTCACGTGTCGTATTGTAAACTGTTCTTGCCAAATTAAGATCATCTGCAACACGACAAGCGTGATGGACTTGTGTTAAATCACTTACAGGAGAAAGCCAAGTGATTGCACGATCCCAAGCTTTTCCCCAAAGCTCTCGGCCTTCTAGACCTAGATCCATAGGAGGAGTCGGAATACCATCGGCCATCGGCAAGACAGTGACCTTCTGAACATCAGGAAGTTTGCGACCGCCTGAATCCGTTGTAGGAGTTCGGCCTGTTTTGCGCTTCTGTTCGATAGGTTTGCGTGGACGACCCGCGGTCATCAAATTCCTCCAGTTTGGTCAAATCAATAATTTTGATACTTTGCACGCTCCCATGGATGCGGGTTTTATTC